GTAAACCAATATTGACAATATCACATCCTGATCCGGAGTAAGCGTCACCGGCTCTGTAATCATCCGGCCCTCAGTATCCATGATGTACCACTTACCGTCTATGGTCTGCTGGCCTGTTACCATAGCACCGTCTGCTCCCAGGTAGTACCAATGATCCTTGTACTTGTACCATGTATCATGTACCATCATGCCGGAGCCGTCGAACCAGTACCACTTGCCCTCATGCCAGTACCAATCGTTGCATACTGGCCGACCGTTTCCAAGGTAGTATCTCCAGCCCCCATCTTCCTGCTGCCAGCCAGATTTTTTAGCCTGTCCGGCCAGAGCCGTCTTGAAATCTGTCCATAACTGCGGCTGATCCAGCATCTTACGGGGACAGTGCTTGCGCTTTGCATCATAGTGCCGGATTACATGATCGGCAGGTATCTCCAGCTCTGTCATGATCTGCCTTACCAGCTCAATGCAATTTGCGCGGGCTTGATCGTAATCAGAGTCCGGATTGACGCAGATCTCGATGTTAATGCTGTTGGTGTTGGTTACTCCCGGCACCAGAGGCGTACCGTACTGCCTACCTACTGCATAAGCCCCGTCGCTGTAATCTAAGGTCTGCACTGCCACCGTATCGTCTACATACCAATGTACAGACGTGGACAGGTTGCCGTTTCGATGGGCTTCGGAGTGTTTAAGGGCACCTGCACCCATCTTGTAGTTGTCCGTCTCGTGGATTACAATCCACTTAGGGCGGTTTTGACCTGCGTAACAATTTATCTGCTTAATCTCTCGTCTTATCTCCATACCTTATTCTCCCTTAATCACCTGATCCGGTGTTTTCGTGCCGGATATTACAGCCTCCGCATCTTCTTTACTGATCTCCTTCCATAGTCCTTCCGTTCCCATGCTACCCGGCATCCAGGTATTCTGTCCCTGATGTGCACTAATGTAATATTTCTGATCGACTGTAACTACAGCTCCATATTGGTACTGATTACTGATGCCGTCCCAAGGCTCCCAGACAGGGATTTCTACGCCTGTAGGTGGTTCCGGTGTCACACCGCCATTTTCCAACTTGGTCACACGCTCATCCAGAGATTCATATTTTGCAAGTAGCTGCTTGTACAATTCTATCTGTTCTGGAGCTTCTGATTCCGGTTTGACATATTGTTTCATAATAGCAATTAACTCATTTCTTTCATCTTCAGTTAAATCTCCCTGTACCCAGAGAGTATCAATTTTAGTCTGCATATCAGACAATCTAAAATCACCTGATATAATAACATTTTTTACAATATCGTACATTATGTACCTCCTATAACAATGCAATTTGAGTGTTCACGATAGCTTGATTTAATTCCTTAAATTTCTTGTCGATGTAAGCCTTGGTATCCGCTACATACGTCGCTTCCATCCCGGCTCCTGCATCATTTGTAATCACAGTAGTCGGGCTGTATGTCCGCAGGGCCTTATAGGCGGCAATCTCTTCTGGGGTGAGGTCACGCTCGATGGGAGTATCCATATAGGTCATTACAGTCATTGGATTCTCTGCGAGGAACGCTTTCCAGTTAGCAAGACCTTTATCTTCAAGGGATGGATCGTAAAATCTTGATTTAATAACATATATGTTTGAATTGTTAACACCGAACCAAACACTTTCCTCAAAATCAGATACTTCTTTTACAGTAAATAAATCGCAAAATCCGTTACGTCTATAACTGTTAAACGGCATAATTTTTGTAGAGAAACCTTCGTATCCTGTGGTAAGATAAACTCCCCATAGTTCGCTCCCATCAAGCGTTTTCTTCCAAGTCCTCTCAATATACTTCCCGCGCCCCAAGTCGATCTCATCACAGATCCACTGCTGACCATCCGCGTCGGTGTAGTTGCCGTCCTTGCTGACTGGCACACCGGGGAGACCGTTAGGGGTTTGGAGAGTGAGGATCTGAGGGGTACGGTAGGGTTCGTAGGTGGTTGCTTCAGAACCGATTTCGAGTTGCAATAGCTCGGATTCTGTGCATTCATGGATAGTTGTTTTTCCGTCCGTCCATTTTCCTGCTATCATACATACCAAAACACCATTTCCGACAGCAGTGTATTTGATACTGCTCTTTTCACTCCCATACTGATACCCTATCTTATTTAAAAAGCTTTTTGCCTGTTCAAAATTTCGGTATTCTGCAATTCCAAGATGCCAGTTTTTGTTTGGGTTTGTGACAGAAAAGGTATACTGCACACCAGGCTTACATGGAACAACATAACCAATTCCACGAGTCTCACTTGGTGGTGTATAAGGTAAGGTGACTTCATCCTCGTTGTAAACATACGAAGCATTGCTTGAATAGTTTGTGAAGTACAATCTCCCTGTTAACAGGTTCTTCCCTCGCACCTCCACCGTAATGTTCCCACTCTCACCAGCACTCACTATCGGCACTGGTGCCTCTGGTGTCGGTGCCCCATCCTGCGTACTCTTCCCAAACACCCTCAGCCCCCGGAACGGTCGGCCCTCGGTGGCATCATCAGCAATAATAGTAGAGTCCGAAACCGTGCTATGGATTGCCGGTGCCAAATCGGTCATCCCTTCCGCCAGACCGGCTATATCAGTCTTATTCTGGCTGATCTGCTCCCTATCCGCTATAATCCCAGCAGCCGCATCCTCAACCCTCTTGGTCTGCGTATCGCCCTCCGTGGTGACTGCCTCCACTGCTGTAGTCTTGGCCTCAGCAACCTCACTGACCGCCTGTGTGCCTGCCTCCTGTACCGCTGTGGTCTGTTTATTGCCCTCGGCCTTAACAGCTCCCACAGCTGTGCTCTGAGCCTGCCCTATGGCTGTAAGGGCGTCTTGGGCGGTCTGTCCAAACTGCAAAGCGGTCTGCTCTACCGCCTGACGGTCTGCCGCCACGGCTTCCCTCATTTGGGTTACAGTCTGCTTATCATTGGCAACTGCCTGACGGTCTGCCCCTGTCTCCTCAGCGTACTGTCTTGCCCCATCCTCAGCCGCCTCAGCGCCCGCCTGTGCCTGTACTGCGGCTGTCTCTGATAACTTAGCCGCCTGTGCCGATAATGCCGCATCTGAGGCCGCCTGCTGGGTCTGAGAGAGCATCCCTGTTACAGTCTGCTTATCCTGTGCCACAGTGTCGGCATTGGTCTCTACCTGCTCTGCAAGACCTTGTACCACTTGCAGATGCTCCGCTGTCTGGGTGGCTGCTTTTTCGGCCTCATCCGCAGCAGCTATAGCCTTATCTCCGGCCTCCTCCGCACGTTTGGCGGCATCATTAACGGCTTCAATCGCCTCGTGAAAAATCTCCCCATCTCCCGGTGCCTCAAAGGCTTCCGGCTTGGGGCGTGATTTGACCTGCATGGTAATGCGCTTGATCGTCTCGCCGGATGACTTATCCGACAGGTATACCCACGCATAGATGTTATATGCCTTATCTGCCGTCCATACTGTACTGTTGCCCTCCAGCATGCTGTCCGGGATTGTGACGGTTGTTACGCCGTCCTTAGTGGTACCCACACGGGTTATGGCCTCACCGCCGGTCTCCTGTAACGCAAAGTGGATTTCTACCGCCGTCGGAAGATGTAATCCCTCTATCCTGAGCTGCTGACCATAATCCCACTGCCATAGGCCGTAGGCATGGGCGTAATCATCGTTGTTCTGAAATACTGCTGTAATCATATTCCCTCCAACCAAAAACGGCCCCAGGAAATCCCGGGGCCTGCCTGTGTTGCGACGTCGCACAGCTTACTTATCTTCCGTGCCTACCGCTCTCTCGTCCTCCTTGCCGGTTGCAGGGCCGGTGGTTACAAAAGTGGTATCCTGTGCACCCTTGGGTCTTCTCTTCTGTGCTGCGTCGTTCTTTCTCTGCTCTGCTGTTCTCTTGTCTGCTCTCTTACCTGTTGCGTTTGCCATAATCTTTGTCCTCTCTTTCACTGTTGATATGTAATAGTAGTTGCTCCGGCTCTGACCCTGCCGGACGGGAGACCTATGGATCACCTCCTCTCAGGTCTTGGCTGGCAGTTCCGGAAGGCCTGCAATGGATGTTGCCACTGACAGGATACCGGACAGCGCGGATGCACTGGCTACCATAGGCCAGTTGACCTCACCCATGACCGCTGCCGAGCCGATGGTGGCGACAAATGTCTGCGCCATGGTCTTGACCGCACGGATACCTGCGGCCTTAACCCACCGGATGGTATCCACATCAGCCCTAAATACACAGTTCTTAAGCATAGTTCCTCACCTCCCTTCTACTGGTCTATAATAGATTCCAACAGCTCGTCCCGGATCTGTTTCATCGTATCTATCCCATTACCGGTGATCTGATGATTGAGCAGAGCTGCAAGACTCTTGGACTGCTGTTTCTGCATATTTTCCAGAGCAACCAGACGCTTGTAATCCTTGTCCGAATGCTCTTCCAGTTTCTGGACTCGTGCTGTCAGATGAAAAGCCGGCTTGATTACCTTAACGATAACCGCACCGGCTCCACCTATAATACTTATTCCTCCGCAAATGGCGAGGATTGTTTGTATATACTCCATGGCATATCTCCTTACTGCTCTACTACCCTCAAAATCTCCTTCCGTTCCTCTTCCGTCAGGTTTTTGTATCCTTTCAGGATCTTTTCTGGATCTTCTCCAGCTTCCTTCCGTATGCGCATTGCCCGGATAATGATAGACTTCTGGATATTACCAATCATGCTGATACACCTCCTATCATGTCTGCCAATGCCATTGTTAACTCTGCATTTTCCTGACTCAACCGCATGATCTGCTCTGAATCAGTTGGAATATATTCAGCCGGCTCTTCCACATCTCCTGCAACCGTATAAAAAATGCCATTACGATACCTGTCCCCTGCCTGAACAAGCCATTTATACTCTTCTGCAAATGCCTCATCACCATACGCAGCCATGGCAGCTCTATTTGCTTCTTCATAATCATTAAACATCGCAATATTCTGTACTGTGCCTTCCTTCATCGTATCAACCAGAATATATGCTTTCGCAAACTCTCGTTTCATTTTGCCCTCGCTTTCCTAATACAAATTTACAATTACAATGCCAGAACCACCATAGGCAGGATTGCATGATCCCCAGCCATCAGATGATGAGTATCTGCCACCTCCGCCACCACCAGTATTTGGAGTACCATTAGTTGGATAGACAGCTTTTGCGTAATTGGTTCCTTCCCATCCACCGCCATTTCCTCCGCCTCCGGCACCTCCAGTTCCACCTAAATTAAAATATTCTACGCGGTCCCCCTCATTATTTCTATTGTTATAGTGGTTATTGCCGCCAGCTCCGCCGCCTGCATATAAAGCACCCACAGAATTACCCCATGCTCTCGTGGTTCTTCCCTGTCCTGTACCATTTGGGAATTTAGGAAATGCTCCATTTCCGCCATCAGAACCACCATTTCCTCCTCTTACTCCACCTGTAGAGCTTCCTCCGCCTCCGGATCCCCCATTTCCGGCAGCTACTCCATACGAATCAGGAGCACCATTTCCTCCAGCTGCTGAAGCTTTCACCGCACCATTTACGCTAATAGATGAGGTACCGCCATTAGATGCTGGTCCGCCACCTCCTCCAACAACAACCGAAACATTATTTCCCGTAGTGATTGGAATCCCATATTGAGTAGCAGTATATCCGCTTCCTCCACCAGCATATCCAGCTCCTCCGCCTCCTCCAACAAGAAATACATCCATCTTAGTAAATCCCTCTACAACAAAAGAACCGGAAGCTGTAAACGTTCTGCTGGTAGAACCTCCTGTAGTAATCTCTGCATTAAGAGTTGGGCCAAACAGTTCGCCAATACTGGTAGTAACATACGGAGTACATGATAAGAAATATCTTGTATTCAGATTCGGCAAATCAAGAAACGCCTGTGAAGCAGCTCCGGCAGAATGGTTGTTCCCCGCTCCTTTATAAATCTGAACTCCGCCAGATGCGCCAGGATACCCTCCCGTGTCATATCGAATGATAACTCCGCTATATGGCCGGCCAGCCGCCTGATTCGGATTTGTCCAGGTAGCTATGACCCTTCTTCCGGAATAGGCGGCAACACTAAAAGACAGTAAACTATTAACGGTCATATTACCTGTATGTTTGGTTTTGGCATCATTGCTATAAAACGTCTCTCCATTCAGCACATGGGCTGCCTGTGCATTCCCGGTCAGTCCCAACGTCCCCCGAACCGGTTCGTCATCTGATCCTTTCAGTATGCCCGTGTAGCCTTTCAGAAGTTCTGCGGCTGTTCCGGTGCAGTCATCACTCCCGGCTCCACTTCCACCAGAACCTGTCATCAGTATATTTCCCATATGTTCAGCTCCTCCTTATAATTTAAGCCCAACTACGATATCTATAGCTGGCTTTTTGTAGACTTTGAATGTCACTGTTCCATCTCCGGTCTGTCCTGTGCCGGAAGCCACAATACCAAATGCCTTACTGTATGCCTTCTGAACTTCTATCGTTGCACCGTCCGCCAACTGACTGACCAAAACAGGATTATCCTCTGTCTTAATGCTCGGAACTGCTACCGTCTGTGTATAGGGTACTGACGATCCAGCCCATCCAGAAGCGGTAAGGGTAATACGAATAGGGGCGGCATACAGGCGGTCAAGCAAATTTTCATGCTTCTCCATCTCCCGATCCACTATTTCTGCATTCTCATTAAAATCTTCTACATTTATATAATCGCTGGCCCCTGGTTTTTTTAATTTATATTTGTCTGTTAATTCCATTTATCCTATTACTCCTTATCTCTTCCCAAGTACGTGCTGCGGCCTGCTCCCAGGTCAACATCTCCACATCGCTCCAGACGTTATAGATGTATTCGTACTCCACCACCAGATGTGCAGGCTTAATTTCCTCAATAGTAAGCTTCAGATCTGCCATATTTCCCGGAATCCCCAGTATACCTACAAAGCGGATCACAAAACGATAGTGCGCCGCATCTTCAATTACTTCCACTTCGCCATTGGAGTAACTACTTGCTACATTCTTTACCATCTCTTTTGTGGTAGTTCCAACACCGGATATCTTGGCGCGGATCCGCTCCTGACGAAAATCATCCGGTTTTGATACGTCCACCTCCAGCCCTAAAAGCTGCTCATACCTTGCCAACAGCTCTGACGCTGTAGATGCAAAGCATTCTGATATTGTACTGCTCAGCCCCTGCTCCAGATCATCCGTTACCTCGGAAAGCAGTCCCTGTAATGTCTGCATGGTCACATTCTTTTCATAATAATCCGGAAGCAGTTTAATCAGTTCCAATCCGGCTCACCTCCGTCAGCTCAATGGTTCCAGTCACAGGAATCTGTTTTTCCCCGACTGTCACGTTTCCTGTCCCGCCATTTAAAAGAAATCCCTCAAAATCCTCTACTCCCGGAATATCCAGCAGCAGGCTTCCAAGCTTTGCATGACTGATCCTATATGTAGCAAATACGGTTTCCCTCAGAAATGAATCCACTGCCAATTTATACGCTGCCTGAATATCCTCCAGAGTCTTGCTTCCGTCCCTCATGATCTTTGCTTTCACATTGATCGTAACAGCCTCAGGACTCTTAACTGTTACCGAAGCACCGATCGGGCGCATCGTTTCAATGTATGCTGCCACGGTCTCCGGCAGGGAAGATGATATCTTTTTATCACTGTCTACCACAAGCACAGTAACCGTACCAGGACCGTCTGCCAATGGGAAAACTTTTGCTGCGCCGGTTCCAGAAACCTCCAAAGCCCACTGTTGGTAATGGTAAACATTTCCTGAAGTGGCCGGAAGTCTGATTTTGGTATACAGGCGCTCACGCAAGGCTTCATCTGTCTCTTCATCTGCGCCTGGAGTAATAATGTCCCCCAGCTCTGCAGTAATCCCCGTTATATTGGAAATAGGCTGCATTGCTCCACTGTACTGATTACCGATCACACCAGGTGTTTCACACTCCACCCTGTATTCTGTTTCTGATTCTTCTTCCTTCACACGATAGACAAGATTATTGATTCCCCAACGAGTGCCAATCTCCACCCGTCCGGAAGTAGTCATCATACGCATTGCTTTTGTGGCTGGCTTTCTGGAAACATTGTAGGCCTCTGCCGCCCGGTCCAGATACTCACCAAGGGCTGTATC